TCCTTACGCAGTCCAAAATCAAAGTCATTGCTGACGCTTTGGAAACCACCCCGTCTTATATCATGGGATGGGACGAGGAATCTCATCAAAACGAATGGTCTTCAAAGTTTCGCGATAGTGTAATGCAGATTTTGAATAATGCGGATCCGGCCGACTTGAAGGCGGCAGGCATCAGCGTTCAGGAAATCGAGGAAGAACTGGATGGCAGTGAGCCCATCTCACTGGCCGCCGCCTGCTCTATTGCGGACCAGCTGGGGGAATCCTTGGATTCTCTGCTTGGACACACACCGAAAGAAATGATAAAAGCCGCCCTCCAGCAGGAGGACGGCCAAACGGCGGAGATTATTGAATTACTTCTTGACTTGTCGGCTGATCGGCGGCAGGAAGCGTTGAATTATCTTCGCTACCTTTCAGAGCGCGCAGATAAGTAATCAGCCGTGCTTTGTCAGCATCCGACAGCATTCTGACCCTGATAAGCACTTCTGACCATTCTTCTGTGGTCATACGCATTACCCCTTTCCTAGATTACTGTCGGCAGGTTGGTTAAATTATAGCAGAACGTGCAGCTATTTTCAGCTGTTTGTGAAAAAATGCCGAAACGAGGGGGAACAACTATGATTTTGACTACAACTGATAGCATCCAAGGGAAAAATGTGTCTCAATATCTGGGCATTGTTGCATCCGTTATTTTGACCGTCCTGCCGGGTGGAAACAAGATGATGGGGAATGCCATCGACAATTTCACGAAACAGGCGCAGGATGATTTGGAGAAAAAGGCAGCCAAGTTGGGCGCAGATGCCGTTATCGGATTGAAATTTGCCACGCAGGGTAACAATTTCATGCTGCTTGGAACCGCTGTGAAGCTAAGCTGATGGGTGTTTCTCTATGGATCTGAAAGAAATCGTATCGCGATTGCAGGAATTCAAGAGTGCTTGTGTGACCGGGAATCCAGTCATGCTGAGAAATAGAACGGATTTTCTTGATATTTTTTCGGCGTACGGTCTAACTGCGGACGCGAGTGTGTCAAAAAAGACAGGTCTTTTGATTGTGTGTAGTGACCCGGCGCAAAAGAAAATTGACAGAGCCGATGCCTTGAATATTCCAATCATTTCAGAGCAGCAATGGTATGAACTCATGCCAGAACTTGAAGCCGTTGGAATGTGGAACGGAAAGCAAATTCTGTTTGCGGACAATGATGGCATCTACCGTGTTGAAGTGGGCGGTGAAAGCTGATGGCCAGAAAAAAGAATATTGCTGCTGGCCTCGATGCCGTCATCTATGCCCGGTACTCATCGCATAACCAGAGAGAGGTCAGCATCGAGCAGCAGATCGCAGAGTGTACGAAGCACGCGGCTGCGCTTGGACTGCGCATTGTTGGTACATACGAGGACAGGGCAATCAGCGGCAAGACGGATAACCGGCCTCGTTTCCAGCAGATGATGCGGGATGCTGAAAAAGGGAAGTTTCAGGCCGTCGTGGCGTGGAAGTCCAACCGCATCGGGCGCAATATGCTGCAAGCCATGGTCAACGAGGCGAAGCTGGACGATTACGGCGTAAAGGTGTTTTACGCTGAGGAAGATTTTGACGATACTGCCGCCGGGCGTTTTGCGCTGCGGAATATGATGAACGTCAACCAGTTTTACAGCGAGAACATGGCAGAGGACATCACCCGCGGTCTGTACGACAACGCCAACAAGTGCATGGCGAACGGCCGGCAGCCGTTGGGGTACAAGCGTGGTGCAGACGGTAAGGTCATGCTGGACGAGCCCGCAGCGGCTGTTGTCCGGGAAATCTTCACCCGTGTTGCCGCCGGGGATCTGTTCGTAGATATTGCGCGAGACCTCAACGCAAAGTGCATCAAGACCAGCAAGGGAGCCGCGTGGAATAAGGGCAGCTTCCAGAGCATCTGCCAGAACGAGCGTTACAAGGGCATCTACATTTACGGCGACGTCCGCATTGTGGATGGGATTCCTCGCATTGTGAGCGATGAATTGTGGTACAGGGTACAGGAGGCCATGAGGATGAAAAAGAATCCGGTTGGAACCCGGCACCGCGTTGGTGCGGAAGATTACCTGTTGACCGGGAAGCTGCGCTGCGGGCATTGCGGCAGCTACATGACGGGCGTATCCGGCACCAGTAGAAACGGAGAGCTGCATTACTACTACACCTGCCAGAAGCGGCGCACCGAACACGCCTGCAACAAGAAGAATGTCCGCCGGGATGTTATCGAGCCCGCCATCGCACAGGCCATCAAGATGTACTGCCTGACCGATGACGTTATCGAGTGGATGGCAGATCAGACGGTCCAGTATTGGGAAAAGCACGACAATGACCTCCAGATCGAGGCGTTGGAGCAGCAGCTAGCCGAAAACAAAAAGGCCACCTCGAATATGCTGAAAGCCATCGAGATGGGGATCATCACAGCGGCCACCCGCAGCCGGATGGTTGAATTGGAGACTGAGAACTCAAAGCTGACCGCCCAGTTGAGTGCAGCCAAGAGGGATGTAGTCAAAATCAATCGGGAAGATTTGATTGACGAACTCCACATTCTTCGCAGCAAGGATATACACGACAGGGAGGTTCAGGCAGAGCTTTTCAAAGACTTCCTTGTCGCAGCCTACATCTACGATGATAACCGTCTGAAGCTGGTCTTTTCCTTTATGGGCAAGGACAACAGCGTTGAGATTCCTCTGGAAACCGGGGAAGACCCGCCGGATGGCGGGGATTCGCCAGATGCCAAAATGTTCGTTTTGACTCCTGATTGCTCCACCAATGAAGAGCAAAACGAACACGAGGTCACCATTCAAATGGTCGGCAACGTGTTCGTTTTGTTTTGTGAGATTCCAAGCGTTTAATCAAGTTTTAATCAAGTTCTAAGCAAGATCGCACAAACAAAAAAATGCCCGCACTTTCCATTTTGGATTGTGCGGGCATTTTCCTTTTTCATGTTAGAATTTTCCGTATTTCGGAAAAACTTGCCGAAATAGAGAGTTTCCTGCCAAAATGCAGACAAGCCGACCACAAATCGGCTAAAATCAGCAACAAAGGAGACCAAAGGCTATGATTAGGATTTTGCTGTCAACCCGCCTTGGCGAACGGCGGATGACACAGAGCGACCTTGCTCGTGTCACAGGGATTCGCAGTCAGACTATCAACGAGTTGTACCACGATTTTGCGGAGCGTGTAAATCTGGACGACCTTGACCTCATCTGTGAGGCACTGGACTGTGACCTCGAAGACCTCATTGTGCGAGAGCCCAACATCGAGCGCAGGGTCAAAGAGGTGCGCCATATCCCCCAGACCGTGAGCAAGTCTCGCAAGAAGTAACCCCCCATCTCCTGCCCGGATGCACGTTATGCGTCCGGGCTTTTTTCATCTTCATCATTGCGCAGCTGGATGGTCTGCCCATCCGGCATGATGATTGCAACCTTGCCGCCGCACAGTTCCGCCGCCTTGATAAGGTCATCTGCCGACCAGCGGTTCATGCGCACCTTGTTGCTCATTGCCTGCTTGCTGCTCATACCGAGGACTTCGGCCAGATCTGTCTGCTTCTTCCCTGTCATGGAAAGCAGCCCCTTGATGATGTCCGACACTGTCATGTGTTCATCCACTCCTTTCATGTATAGGGTACACCAAAATCAATTACTTGTCAACCTCTTTTGTTTCAAAGTAAATCAAAAAAGTTTATCAAAACTATTGACAAGTAAACCGAAAAGGTGTACAATGTAGATGTAAGGCAGAGAGCGAAAGCCCCTTACAGAAAGGAGTGAGGTGAATGGAAGACATGAACGTAACCAAGGCGTTGCTCAAAGCAATCCTCGAACTCATCGAGAAATGCGACACGCTGGAAGAGCTCCGTGAGAGCGTCAAGAAGATTATGGAAGAATAAAAAAAGAAGACCAGCCACCGTCCAAAGCAACTGATCTTCAGCACCGAACCAACGGCGAGCCGGGAGCCTTACCCCGGCCGCCCTCTATTTTAACAGAGTAAGGCCAGAAAGACAAGAGGGTAACAGCATGAAGTTCATTGACATTAACCGCGAGTTCACCGCAGCAGCCAACAGCTACATGGCGCAGGGCTACTACATCAACGCCGGAACGATGGGCGGAAGCCAGGGCGAGGTCGCTCACATCGACCTCACCAACGGCACCGAGATCATCCGGGTGCTGCTCACCACGTTCAACAACTACCTCGGCACCGAGGGTGTGGAGCTGATTGTTGGCCGGGTCAAGGACGACATCAAGCCCAATCAGGAAGACCGCTGGAGCACCGTCTGGAATGAGCGTCTGGAGGTCATCAGCAGCAAGAAGTTCTACCGTCTGAACAACCGTGCACAGGATGGATTCTACGGCACAGAGGAGGAAGCAAACGCCGCCGAGGAGAAGCGGTTTGACCGCTACAAGAGCCGCCGCCAGAATGACAGTGCGGTGGATGTGACCACAAAGGCCGCTCCGATGGTCAAAAAGTACATCCACGAGAAGTTCGGTGTCCGGCGCGTGAAGATGGACGATATCAAGGTCGTCAAGCACGGTGGCCGCTACACCGTCACCTACCACAAGCACGCTGCACAGCTGCACTAAGGGGAGGGCGCAAAGATGGTCACGATTCAGAGCCAGAACTTCGGCGTTGAGATTGAAATGACGGGCGTTTCCCGCGGAACAGCCGCCTCCGTCATCGCCAACTACTTCGGTGTCGGCGGCATCCACTTTGCAGGTGGTACCTACCAGACGTACGAGGCCAAGGATAGCAAAGGCCGCGTATGGAAGTGTATGAGAGACGGTTCCATCACTCCCCGGCGGCGCAGAGGTGGTGCAATCGTAGAGGCAGACGATACCTACCGCTGCGAGGTCGTGACCCCGATTCTCCAGTACGAGGACATCACCGACCTGCAAGAGGTCATCCGGGCACTGGTCAAGAAGGGTGCCATGGCGAACAGCTCCTGTGGTATCCACGTCCACGTTGACGGTGCGAACCACACGCCCGAAAGCCTCTGCCGGCTGCTGAACTTCGCCACCGGGCGGCAGGATCTGTTCTACGAAGCCCTGCAGATCGGCAACCGCGCAGACCACTGGTGCCACAAAATCAACCCTGCACTGTTCCGTGAAATGAAGAAGAACGGCCGGGCAAGCCGGAACGATGCAGAGCGCATCTGGTACAGCGTGGTGAATGACGGATATGATGGAGGCGTGGATTCTTCCCACTACAACAGCACCCGGTATCACGGAATCAACCTCCATGCATTCTTCACAAAGGGCACCGTGGAGTTCCGGCTGTTCAACGGAACCACTCACGCCGGCCGCATCAAAGCCTACGTCCAGTTCTGCTTGGCAATGAGCGCATGGGCTATCAACTGTGACCACGACAATCTCCACTTCAAATCCGTTGCCGGGTACACCCAGCAGCAGAAACACGACCTCATGCTCCGGGTGCTGACCAAGCGTCTGGGCATGAGAGGCCCGGAATTCAAGACCGCCCGGTTGCATCTCACCTCTGCATTTTTGACAGAGGCCGAGAGTGAAAATACCGCCGCCTAAAAACCGAAAAGCTGCGCTATCTGGCTATACGGGCATTTGGAGGATATGACAATGAAACTTTACAAATACTCCGGCACCATCGAGGAGCTTGCCGTTGAACGCGGCCGAATCTCCTATATCAAACTCTTTGATGTGACCGACTTCGACAAAGCACCAACCAGACTGGAAGTCTTCGGTGCGCTCGGCAAGTACATTGAGGCCATCGAGTTAACCGATGCCGAAGAGCGGTACATCAAGAGTGATTGGTACTTTGACAGCAGCCTGTATCTGCGCCGCATTGAAGTCCCTGGCGTGGGCGATTGGCCGGCAAAGATTATCACCCAGTCGCCTGACGACATCGACCAGCTGGAGATTTTCGGAGAGCGGGAGTACATCGAAACCAGCAAGCCAAAGTCGATGCCCGGCGAGGAAGTGAACCGCTGGCTGATGTGGGAACGCCAGAACATGAAGTAAGGAGGTCATGACCATGTTCAGTATTACCGATAATGAGAGATTGCGGGATGCGTATGCGCTTCTGATGTTCATGCAAAACGATATTCCTGCCTCTGCTGAGAAGAAGGGCGCCGTGAAAAATCTGGCCGCAACTGTTAAGAGGGAGATTCGGAGCTACAACAACCGCCCGGCTTCCAATGTGCGCATTATCAGCGGCGACTATAATGGCCATCTGGATTTGGTTCGGCTGCCCGATGAACTGGACAGGATGCACGAAGAGGCTGCTGCTGACTGGTTCCGCAACAACTGCTATCTGGAAGCTTACAACAGCCAATATGACTGCACAGGGCGGGAGTTCGCGAGCTGGTATAAGCTGTTCAGGCGGCAGGGCCACTGGTTTGCATATCACTCGGTTAGCCGAGATGTTTAAGGAGAAAGTACAATGACGGACGAAAAAGCTATTGAAAAGATGCTCTATGATCAGCAGCAGGGCTGGCCGCTGTGCCCCCGCTGCGGCGAGAGGATGCCGGACAAACTGACCCACGGAGCACTGAGCCGCCACGCCAATGGCGTGTACATCTGTGAGGCTTGCGGCACCGATGAAGCCCTCCGGGACTGGACCGGGAACGTCAAACCGCTGTCCGACTGGGTGCTGGTTCGCGTATACAATGGAGATCTTCGGAGGTAATCGATATGGAAGAAATGCTCCTGTCACTGAATGGACCGTGGTCAAACGCAGCCTGCATCGGCTACTGTGTCATGGCGATGCGCAACGCTGGTTTGAGCGAAAAGACGCAGCGCAAAGTCCTTGATGAACTGACCCGGTGTTTTGACGATGTGAGCGTTGAAGATGCTGCACAGATGAAGTTCTAAACAAACAAAAAAATCCCCCTACACTGGCCCGAAGGTCAATGCAGGGGGATTTTTGCGCGCTACCGAGGTAGCCAAATATAAAATCAAGAGTGGACCATGCCGGGCCGCTCTCTACAAAAGCCGAAGCTTTTCAAGTGCCTCTATTTTACACGGCACTCATGCAGCAGTCAAGACTTTTTGCCCAGTGCTGCGGTCATAACATCAAAGGCGTGTTCGATGACCGCGTCCAGCACCTCGTCGGTGATGGCCCAACGGATAGCCGCCGGGCACTTGGCGCGGAGAGCAGCGAACACCTGCTTCTTCTTTTTGGCGCCCTGACCGCTGCCCATGATGGACAGCTCGGCCTTTTCGACCAGTTCCAGAGCCAGATCCTTGACGGTGGCCTTGTAGCCCAGCCGGATGCCCCCGACTGCCAGAGCAACGAAGCCCAGCAGCATCAGGGCGATGGCGATGGGCGCGGGGATGAAGTTCAGCATAGCTTCCATGACATTGCCTCCTATAAGTATCAGCGGCGCGGGGAGCCACCCCTGCGCCGTTTTGTCGTGTTGGTTATATCGGATGTTTCACAGGTACTTGGAAGCCCCGGAAATGGCCTTCCAGCTGGCAGGGCCGCTGATGCCGTCCACCGTCAGTCCATGAGCCTCCTGCGCTTTCAGCAGCGCGTTCTCGGTGCCCTCGCCGAAAATGCCGTCCGGGGTCAGCCCCAGCAGCCGCTGGAGCATCTTCGTGGCTGCACGGTTTGCATCCCCGGTGCAGCCCCGGCGGATGGTCGGCAGAATGAACTTCTGGTAGGTGGTGCTGGGGTAGTGCTTCGGGGCATCGCACAGCCACGTTGCCTTTGCATCGCGGGTGTCGGTGTGCACGATAGCACAGCCATCATACCAGTAGATGCCAACCGCCTTGAAATACTGGGCGGCGATGATGCCCAAGGCCACAGGATTGATGCTGCGGTCCACCATGCGCCAGTCTGCCGCCATACCATAGCGGTGCTTGGAATTCGGACTTCCGCCAACGGTCTTGCTGGCATTGTGCGTGATGCATCGGTATCCGCTGGTCACCTTGATGGCCTTGCCCAGCTTATCCCGGATGGACTGAAGTTTTTCGACCAACTCCGAATCGACCATCTGGCGAGTACACCCGCAGGGACACTTGAAGTCCTTGCGGGTGAAGTTCTTGCTCAGGGCAGATGTGTCGCTGGCCTGATAGACAATGACTCTCATGTAGAAAACCTCCTTCAAGAGAAGTCGTGCTTTTGAAGCCGCTCATTGTACACCCGCTTGATATTCGCTACCGCGCAGATGCAGCGGTTGTTTTTGTAGTTGGGGTGACTGCGGCAGTATTCCTCGTAGGCATCAATGATGGCCAGAACCTCGATGAAATGCTCCCTTGTGTGGTGCTTATCGTCAATCAGTTCATCATTGAACCTCAAAATCTGGGTGCGAAGAAGGTTCGCATTCCGCTCATCATCGACCCGGATGTGTTCATCCAGCTTCTTTTGAGTTTCCTGCTGCCTTTCCAGCACCTCGGCGTTCAGAGCGTGCCCGATCCACTTGATGATGGCCGACCACGGATTCAGTTTGATGGGGGCGATCTGGACCAGCGTAAGGAGGACTATCAGCGTCCCGCCCCCCGCCGTCAGTATTTCTTGGATACTCATTGTGTCCTCCTGCACAAAAAAGGCAGCCACACCCCGGCGGGTGAAGCTGCCTTTTGATTTTATTCTGCTGCATCCAGCATATCTTGTGAGTGGCGAACTAGCACGTAGTCCTCCAGAATCTGATTTCCCAGGGCATCGTTGTTGCAGTCCTGCATCAAGCCCAGATAGCTCTGAATCACGCTCAGGGCGTACTCAAGGGGCACATCGCCGCGGCCGTAGGCTTCACGGACATACCGAAGATGCTTCTTCATGCCAAGAGAGGTCTGCCGCCGCAGTTCGATTTTATCAGGGGTGATTTTCCGTCCGACAAATTCAACGGGTTTGCCCAGCGGGATAACTGCTGTTTTGTCGTTCAGCTGCAAGCCGACATTGGTACGCAGGTAGTCATCGACATACCCAACGACTTCCCATGCTGCCTTTTTGCCATCGACAATGCACATCATGTCATCCATAAACCGGGCGTGTTCTGGCACCCGCAGTTCCCGCTTGATGTAGTAGTCTGTTGGAGTCATAACCACATTGGCGGTCATCTGCGAAATGAGGCTGCCGACCTGCATCCCGATGCCGGAAATGCGCTCGGCTGTGGTAACGTCCGTGCAGTACACGGGCAAACCCAGCGGTCTGCCGTCGCAGCGGATAGCCTGTTCCAAAAACCACACCATGTCCGGGTCATCCAGCGGTTTGGAAAGTTCCCGCAGCTGAATGTCCACCGGGATGCGGAAGAAGAACTTGGCAATGTCCATCTTGACGATGTACCAGTCTCCCGGCTTGCGGGCATAGCTTCGCATCCATTGCTGAACAGTCCTCGATGCACGGATAGGACCTTTCTCCTCGATGCTGCCAAAACTGTACTCATACATCGACTTGCGGTAGATAGGCCACAGGACGTTGTGTGCAGCGCAGTTGATGACGCGGTCATAGAACGGCAAGCTGCTGATAAGCCGCAGCTTCGGATAGTATTCATAAAACTGGTGAAGCTGCCCGGTGTGGTATTCATGCCACTGGAGCCGGTTCACCGAATCTATCAAATTATCCTCAAGGAGATTTGTGTACTGGAGTACGCAATCCTGTTGCCGCTTGTGTTTGCGGGCTTTCAGATAACCGTCATACATATTGTCGAACGTTGCGAAACGCTCAAAAATGTGTCTGTATTTTTCCAACAAATCCCTCCTGAGGTCGTACCCGAACGAGTGCCGTGCGCCCAACACGCCGGAACACTGGCCCGAATACTGGTGTTTTCAGGCTGCATATTGCAACCAAGGGAATCGACCCCTTTATCCCTCTGTGCTGAGAGTAAACCCATGAGTTTACAGTATCTGACGATGAGGCAAAGCGGAGCGGAAGCCCAAGTTCGCCCTCGTGTTGGAACGCGGGTTGTTGCCGTTGAACGAGGCGAGGCCGTAAGAGGAGTTGTTCCAGTTGCCGCCGGAGTAGAAGCACGCTACGGCCGATTCCCTATGTTTTTCGACTGACCGTTGACGGTTTTCAGCCAGCCGCCCAACATCTTTCCGATTTCGACCACCATGCCGGACCAGACCT